GGGAAATTCCCGCCTGCATCCATCAACGCTTTGCTTGGGCCTGATGAAGTCGAGGAGTCCATGAAGCGGCACATCCCGCAGAATGTATGGGAGCGCGAGGCAAAGGTGCTTGGCGTTGACTGTGCGCTCGGCGGCGCAGACCCAAGCGTCATCGTGCCGCGCCAAGGTCTTGCATACTTTAAGCCTAAAATCGTAAGAGAGTCCGACCCAAAGAAGATCGCTTCGCATGTCGCCGCTGCTGCTAACAAGTGGGGTGCGGATATGATATTCGTGGACAACACGGGCGGCTATGGTTCCGGCGTTATCTCATGGCTGCTTGAGTGGGGATACCCAGTCACGGGCGTGAAGTTCTCTGAAAGCGCAACCGATAAAGTCTATGCCAATAAGCGCACCGAGATGATCCACACCTTGAGCTATCACATCAAATCCGGCGCAGCACTTTTCTATGACAGAGCATTCAAAGAAGCTCTGGTTGCCCAGACATTCACCCACCACAAAGACCAGCTCATCATGCAGCCCAAGGAAGAGCTGAAAGAGGGCATCAGCGACACAACGGGTTTTGACATGCTCGATGCCGCAGCCCTCACGCACGCCTACCCAGTCATGGCAAAGAACCCGCTTGATCCGCATGGCTATAATCGGGAGCGCAAAGACTACAACCCGATAACCAGCAATTTCGACCAGACGAAACAAACCGTTGCGGAATATGACCCGATACGCTAACATCTCACCACCAGAGGAGCAGCCTTCATTTGCAAAGAAGGAACGCCTATGTGCAGCTTTCTCGCTCCTAAAGCCCCGCCTCCCGCAGCCATTCCCGAAGCGCCTCAATCCGTAGCGCCGCAGGAATCTGACCCAGCAGTTCAGCAATCTCGCATGGAAGCGCGCCGCCGCCGCCAATCCATCACAGGCGCAAACAACACGCTGGTCACTGGCGGTCAGGGTCTCACTGATGCTCCCGCAACTGGTCTCAAAACCGCAATGGGTGCTTAGTCATGGCATCGGTTGAGGAACTGACGCGAATATACAAAGCGCGCTATGCCTCGCTGACGAACGAGCTTGACTCTTTCATCCCGCTATACACCGATATTCGCAACTTCCTTGCGCCGCGCACCGCACGATTCAAGGGCGAAATGCTCAATCGCGGAGAACGCCAAGACCTCAACATTCTCGACATCTCGCCGCGCTTGGCTGTAAGGACTCTCGCAGCGGGGTTGCAGTCGGGGGTGACATCGCCGCTACGTCCGTGGTTTCGGCTTGGTACTCCCGACCCAGCACTTCAAGAGTACGCGCCGGTAAAGCTCTGGCTGCATACCGTAGAGATGCTCATGCGCGAGGTCATGAACCGCTCAAACATTTATGACCGCCTCAAATCCACCTACGGCATCCTTGGCACTTACGGCACGGGTGCAATCGGCATTGATGAAGATGATGAAGACGTGATCCGTGGCACTGACTTTGCCACTGGCTCATTCATGATTGCAACATCAGCAGCAGGTCGCGTCAACACGCTTTACCGCGATGTGCTTTTAACCAGCTCGCAGATGATTGGTAAATTCGCCCAGGGCGACATGAAAATAGCAAAAGAGAAGCTGCCAAGCACCGTTATCAACAATTACGACAACGGCAACTACGAAGCAAAATATCCGCTCGTGCATATCGTTGAGCCAAACCGCAATCACCGCGATGGCAGTGCGCTTTCGAAGTTCAAGCGATTCTCATCGGTGTGGTATGACTGCGCGCGCCAAGGCAAAGAGTCTATCTACATGCTCTCTGGCTATGACGATATTCCTATCATGGCTCCCAGATGGGACGTACTGGGCGAAGATGTCTATGGTTATGGTTGCGGCGAGATAGCCCTTGGCAGCGCAAAGGCGTTGCAGCTCATGGAAAAGCGCAAGCTGCAAGGCATTGATAAGAACGTCAACCCGCCAATGGTGGGTGATGCTTCGCTGCGTAACCAGCGCACCACTATTCTGCCAGGAGAAACCACCTACGTTTCTGGTCTTATCACGGGCAAGCAGGGCTTCACGCCAGCATATCAGGTCAACCCATACCTTGCTGAGTTGAAGGAAGAAATCCAGCGTGTCGAAATGATGATCGACGAGGCGTTCTACAAAAACCTTTTCCTCATGATTGCCGAGGTGGGCGACCAGCCGAACATCACCGCCACGCAGATCAACACCATGCGCGAAGAAAAGATGCTCATGCTTGGGCCTGTCTTGGAGCGACTCAACGATGAGTTGCTCGATCCGCTGATTGACCGCGTATTCAACATCATGCTCAAGCGCGGAATGCTGCCGCCGCCGCCAAAAGAAATTCAAGGGATGCCGCTGCGCGTGGAATACATCTCTGTTCTCGCGCAGGCGCAGAAAGCAATGGGCATCGGCAACATCGAACGCTTTGTCGGATTTGTTGGCAATCTGGCTGCGCTGCAAGCACAGGCTGGCAAGGCTCCCACCGCCTTCGACAAGCTCGACTTTGATCAGACCATTGATGAATATGCCGATGGCGTTTCAGTCCCGCCGACAATCGTGCGCTCTGATGATGTGGTAGCAGAAATGCGCCAGGCGGAGCAGCAACAAATGCAGCAGGCACAGCAACTGCAAATCGCACAGCAGGGCGCGCAGGCAGCCAAAGACCTATCGCAAGCAGACACCTCTGGCGATAACGTGCTTACAAGACTGATGGGCGGCGCATGACAGAGTTCATCGACGAGGTGAAACCAAGCCTTTCTCAGGATGAAATCCGCCTTGAGCTGTTCAATCAATCATTCATCCAGCTCATGAAGACCCGCGATGGCAGGCGCTTCGTGTGGGGGATGCTTGAGAAGACTGGGTTCACAGGGCAGACCTTCACCGGTCAGCGCGAGACCTCGGACTTCAATCAGGGGAAGCGTGACACGGGCATCATGCTTTTCTCATTAGTTGACGAGTTTTGCCCAGAAACATTCTCCCTTATGATGAGGGAGGCAAAAGAGGACAGAGAATATGACCACGGAAAACACACCAGCGGCGCAACCAACGCCGAGTACGACTCCATCGCCAGCCTCACAAGACCAGCCAGCACCGCAGCCAAGTGATGACCTTGTAACCGGAGGCGAGCCGAAACCTGCTGATTCCACACCAAAAGCAGATGACAAGCCAGCCGAGCCAAAAGCACCAGAAACAGCAGCGGATAAACGCGCCTACCTTGAAGGCAAAGAGGGCGCGGATAAAGAGGCGCTCAAAGGAAAAACGGATGAAGAAATTGAAAAACTCTTTGGAGAAGAGAAAGCAAAGGAGGCTGAGGCGGAAGCTCTTGGCGGATTTGATGCGGCAAAGCTAAACCTTCCCGAGGACATGCCGATTCCCGAGGAGATGAAGGAAAAAGTCACTGACCTTGCAAAAATCTTCTCAAACAAAGAGCTTTCAACGCAGGAGAAATTCCAAAAAGCCGTTGACCTGCACGTTGAGATTCAGAACAAAGCAATCAACGATTTTGTTGCTGTAAAAAATCAGTGGCGCGATAGCTGCCTCAAAGACCCAGAGCTGGGCGCTGGCAGCAAAGAAAAGCTCGATGCGGCAGTTGGCGCGGCTAACGATGTTGTGAGGAAGTTCGCAGGCGAACCCAAGCAGCTTGAGGAGTTTCAAGGCGCTCTCAAATATCTTGGTCTCGGCAATCACCCTGCCTTTGTGCGGTTCTGTGTGAACATCGCCAAGGCAACATCAGAAGACAATTTCGGCGGTAATGCTGGGGGCGGCGCGCAGAAGAAAGACCTCGCCAGCATGATGTGGCCGGACATGGCAAAGACCTAAGCGTACTCCTTTAGGGCTAAACTCGGGGTGCAAACAATCAGTTGCATCCCGCTTTTTTTTGTGTAAATATCCTCTCACCAGATGGGATAGCCGTAACTCTTATTGGAGGATTTTATGGCTGTTCTCAACTCTCAGCTATTTTCGCTGATTGACGCGACAAAGCGCATGGCTCCCGATGGCGGTGTTGAAACAGGCATCGCAGAACTTCTGAGCCAAGAAAACGAACTCTTAATCGACATGCTATGGAAAGAAGGCAACTTGCCGACTGGACACCGCATGGTCATGCGTACTGGCTTGCCAGGCGGCACATGGCGCAAATTTAACCAAGGCGTACTGCCTACCAAATCGACCACCGTGCAGATCGAAGAAGGCTGCGCGATGTACGAGCAGGTTGGCGCAATCGACCGTGACCTTGCCCAGCTAAACGGCAATGATGCGGCTTTCCGCCTGACCGAAAACGTAGGTCACATGAATGCCATGAACAACGACATGGCAACCGCGCTGTTCTATCAGGATGGTTCGCAGCCCGAGCGTTTCTTCGGTCTGTCGCCTCGCTACAGCTCGCTGTCTGCCGGTAACGGTCAGAACATTCTCTCTGCTGGCGGCTCAGGTTCCGATAACTCATCGGTATGGCTCATCGGCTGGGGTGAAGTTGGTCTCTTCGGTATCTATCCGAAAGGTCAGAAAGGTGGCTTGACGCACATGCCCGTTAAAGACGGTTCAAGCGATGGCTGCACCGAGTGGAACGATGGCACTGGCGCAACCTTCCGCGCATACGTTGACCGTTATCAATGGAAGTGCGGTCTGGGCGTAAAAGATTGGCGCTATGCAGTTCGTATCTGCAATATCGACATCTCCGACCTCATCGGCGCAACCGGTACGCAGGCAGGCACGGCAGCAACCGAGCTGATCAAGCTCATGAGCCGCGCCATTGACCGTATCCCGAGCGCAAACGGCGTGAAGCTGGCGTTCTATATGAACCGCACAGTGTTCTCGATTCTCAAGCTGCAGGCGTTGGCGAAATCCAACAATGCACTGAGCATTGAAGACGCGCTGCTTCAGTTCGGTGATTTTACCGTCAAAACAAAACAACTGAACTTCCTCGGCATTCCGATTCGCAAATGCGATGCGCTTCTGCTGAACGAAGCGGTTGTGAGCTAACCCATAGGAGGCTAACATGCTTATCGACCGTCAAAATCAGTTTTCCGATGCACAGAGCGTTACCGCTACCGCAGCATCTACCGACAGCATTGACCTTGGTTCGGTGCGTAACATTGGTGTGGGCGAGCCGCTCTTCATCGTGTTTCTCGTCACCACGACCTTCGTTGGTGCAGGCGCAACGGTTACGCCATCACTGCAAACCGACGATAACTCTGCGTTCTCGTCTGCTGCAACGGTGCGTACCTATGACACGCTGCCAGCACTCACACCGGCTGGCACGTTCCGCTATTACGAAATTGAGCCTTTCACGGCTCTTGGAACGTATGAGCGTCAT